CGCTGGGATGTGTGGCATCAGTGCTGTTGCAGACAATGGAGGCTGCTGCATTCTGATAATTAGTTCCTTCAAGCTGAGTCTGTGCTGGTCCGGCTCCATTAAAGAAATTAGTACGCGCACTAGACGTGCCAACTAACAGCCTGCCCGAGCTGTCGAGGCGGGCTTTTTCAGTAATGCTCCCACTTGTTCTGGTACCAAAGTAGAGATAGCCTGTCGAATCACCGCTCTCGACAGCGCCACTGACAGACGCGCCATCAGCAAATCCCGTAGATGTCTTGGCTCCAAGGTTAATAGTGTAGCCTCTGTTGCCACTCGTGATATTTCGATAGAACCCTGATTGATAGTTACCAAGTACGGTAAGGTTTGTATCACTGGGTATGTCAGCCGTGCCGATGCCGACTTTGCCATCATTTTTGATGGTCATTCTTGCCGTCGGGGTGCTCGCTCCGTCGGCGGTAGTGGAGAACTCTATTCTTGCCCCCTTAGTAAACGGACTCCACGAAACGTCGCCTTTTGCTTCAATCAAAGCACCGTTATTTGCAGCATCTCCGAAACCGATAGACCCCAAGCTTGTTCCAGAAACAATACTATTTCCAGTCTGTAGACGCATATAGCCGCCATTGTTTGCGCTACTTGTATCGCCTTGCAGTACAAACTTACTTGAAAGCGACGTAGAAGAAGTCCCCACCAACAGCCTTCCGGATGCATCAAACCTCCCAACTTCATTAGAAGCTGCATCTGCACGATAGAAAATGTGGGATGCAGCGCGGTAACGAATGGTATTCCAACCAGTCCCTGGGGTTAGGGCGGACAGCGATACCGAGTCGTCGCTGGTGTTAGTCGAAACACCAAAGCCAGGGGCGGTGGTTCCATCACCTGCAGTAACGACAAGCTGGCCATCGCCCCATGTAGTTGGCGCTCCGTTGGAAGAGCTTGTTTTTACAGTTAACTTTCCGCCAAAGGTGGTAGTGCCAATCCCTACGCGCTGTGACGAGTCAATATGAACTGCTTGAGCAATTGTTCCATCACCAGAGTGAGTCCAGAATTGAAGGTTATTTGCACCGTTTGTAGATCCTGAAACATATTCGCTTATGATTCTTGCCTCGCCATAGCTGCCAATTGCGGTAGTGGCTGATCCGTTAGGCCGCAAAGCAATACCAACTTTGTCAGTATCAGAGTTATTAGAGTTTTCTAGAACAATGCTGCCACCAATTCCACCATCAGATGAACTTGTAATAACCAACCCACCAGCATCAGGGGAACTATTCCCCAGACCTACTTTGCCATTCGCATCAACAAACAACCGCCCAGTGCCACCAGTCGAGATGGCTACTTGATCTGCGCCGGGTGAATAAAGTCCCGTGTTAGTGTCACCAGTAAAAGCAACCGCTGGTGCGGATGCACTGCCCAGTGGATGGCTAGCAGTACTATCAAATGTTGCCGCCCCAGTTACATCTAACGTTCCAGGGATGTCAATATCGTTAGCCCATTCAACACCAGTACCCGCTGCATTGGTTTGCAGAAGTTGACGTTCTGCACCATCAGCAAGTTTGCTAACTGCAATCTCAGCGCTAGAACTAATATCGGCGTTTACAATCGTGCCGTCGGTGATCATCGTGCTAGTCACGACACCGCTAGAACCAGTCGTTACAACAGTTCCGGTTTCATTTGGAATGGTGACGGTGTTATCTGCAGTTGGATCAGCAACAGTTAGTGTTGTCTCAAAAGCGTTATCACTTGTACCTTCATAGACAAGATCGACGCCAGCACCTAGCGTCAAATCACCTGTCATGGTGTCGCCAGCTAGCGAAACTTTCTCATCGTCAAGTTCAGCAATTGCACCCTGAACGTTGGTACTAGCAATGTCGCCGTAAGGCGTGAAGCCGACGTTTGATGCGATCTGTGCAGTAATCGTCTCCGAAGTCTCGATCAGTACGTAACTTGTACCGTTCGACAGCAAAATATCAGGCGGCTCAAGTGTTACCGTTGGAGCGGGTGCAGTACCAGTGCCGGTTTGTGAAACAACGACGTAATAACGGTTGTTGCCGGTATCTGCCGCAGGTAGCGAAGCGCCATTGGTGAAGCCAGCAGCCGAACCTTCAGCAGTTACTGAATCAAGCAAGTTGCTACTTGCGTCATACGTACCAGCAAGAACAATCTCACCAGCGGAAATACCGACCGGCTGGAAAACGTTACCGTCCCAGAGGAACAGGTCACGGGTCAATGGGTTAAAGAAAAATTGACCGATATGGTCAGCAGTTGGTTGTACTTCACCGAACTTGGAAACGGCATAGTCACCAACCTTGGCGCCCGTAACAGCGTCGTCTTCAATACGCGCAGACGGTAATGCACCAGAGGCGATCTTGCTTGCATCCAAACTTGGGATGTCAGACTCCGCAAGTGTTGTTCCAGCGGTAACGTGCCCTTGAGCATCAACGGTGACTTTTGCATAGTCACCCGGAGTAGCACTATTAGTGTGGTTTAATTCGCCACCGGCAGCGACCTCCAAGCCGGAACCAGGGAACACCGCGCCTTTTGTTGATGCACCCGCTTCAGGTAAATCCGTTGCAGTAATTACACGCCCGCCTGTTACCAAGCCTTTTGCGTCATATTGCGTGAGGTGATATTCAACTGTTTCAGCGGTAACGGTGTTGTCAATGCGGATTTCACTTCCGCTCATCACCAAGCCATTGCCATTAACCGCAACACCGCCTTTAGTTGAAGTAGTTGCTGCCGGGAGATCAGTTCCCGTAATCTCCCGGTAAGTTACTGCACCAGCAGAACCTGCAGGACCAGCAAGAAAGTGCTTTGCAGCAGTCGTATCATCAAGTGTGGTGCTAATCGTCACCTCATCACCTGAGGTGGTAATAGAAATGTTGACTAACCCTGTAGAACTGCCAACAACTGTGTTAATCGATCCTGCAGCCTTAACAGATTGCCAGGCAGATCCGTCCCAGATATAAATCTTGTTGTCGTCAGTGTCCAGTGCAATTTGGCCGGTAAAAGCACCAGATGCAGGAAGCGTGGTGACAAGGTCAACCGTTGCCTCATCAGCAATTTTGGCTGCAGTGACTGCATCATCTGCAAGTTGCGTAGTATCAACAGCGCCGTTTACTAGAGCAGATCCAGCGACCTGTTGGCTGCCAAACAGAATCTTTGCGCCGGGGATGGTGGCGTCTGCAATCAGTGTGGTGGCGTTGCCAACTAGGTCAGTAACCGTAATGCGTTTGGTTTCGCTGGCGCTAGAGTCGGCAATTGCAAGTTGATCTCCTGCAGCAAGATCAGCGCCCGCAAGCGAGGCCAATTCTGTGATTTTAAGGTCGGCCATGCCGTGACTCGCGAATCGTGGACACCAATAGACTTAGTTTAAGCCTAATCGGGCTCTTCAAGCAGGATAAAGGAACTGGCATCTTGCTCAAGGGCAATCTTGTCACCGCTTTCCTGAAGAAGGCGTCTATATGGCTGAGTTCTGGCTTTAAGCCTTACCGGCCCTGTCGTCACGAACTCAATATTGGTATCAATGATCTCACCAGACCTAAACGCAGTCGCAGAATTTGTGATAATTGCATCAAACTCCCACCACAGGGAATCATTTGTCTGAGTTGCATCAAAATCACCAGCAACAGCAGAGGTATCTGCTGATTTTATGTAAAATTTTGCATGAAATGAAGAACCGATCTCAGTGCGTAAAATTAGCTGTAAAAGATAATGTGCCGGCTCTCGACCGGCATTGTTTACGTAATCCCATTCGGCAGCCAATCTACCGCTGCCGCTGATGAGAGAACTGTATTGCTGTCTGTGCTCATCGCTCAAAACAGTTATATCAACAGTTTCACGCGAAGTATTTAATTCATAGTCGTTGATGCAGGCGAGCAGCCGGTAATCTCTATCTCGAATCGTTACGCGGATTGGTATTGCACGCGAAATGGTTGCTAGCGGCACAAGTCCGTCAACGCTTCCTTCTAGGCTGTCGTCGAAGTTGTCGTAAAGTTTTACGCCCCCAAGCTCGTCAATAAACGCATACCAATTGCCGCTAGTTTGCACCGTGTTATTCGCCCAGCCGGATGCATTGATAAAGTCAAGATTAGTGCCATCAGTTGAAGCGATCTCGACAAGATCGCCTGTAATTAAATATCCATCTTCAAAGTCAAAACTAAATCGATTCCTGTCTGCATTGACATCAGAACTGTTTACTATTGAATCTTTTGAGCCCTCAAGCGATTTTCGCTTGATCTCTATGCTTCCGATGTTTCCTAGATAAACGCCCATCAGATTGTCACTCCGGTCAACGCACCAGTGCCCTGGAACGAAATCTGCGCAGAGCTAACTTCACCTACACTTGCTCCGAAAGTCACGCTCGTGACGTATGCAGTGAGGCGAACATCATGGTTGGTGTTACCTTCGACCAGGCGCAAACGGAGATCCACTGTGTCAGTGCTGCTAACACCTGCAATCTTCAAAACTTTCTTTAGTGCAGTTGCGGCATCATTACGACCATCGTCGTTGTAATACAACAGTGCGGCACTGCCGCTAAATTCTTGCACGCCCGGAGCGTAAGAACGCTGGTCATCGCCAAGCGTTGTGGTTTCCAAAACCTCTAACGCTCCAGTGAGCGACCAATTGGTCACTTTTATTTGCTCGGTGCCGTCGATCAGCAGCTTACCGTCTCTACCTGTATAGACCTTTGACATCAGAGCACTCCGATCAACTCAACTGTAACGCTGGAGATGCCAGGACGCACTGAAGCAACGGATGGTGGGGCTGCGTACCGCCACTTATTACCTACTGTTACATCAATAGCGGCTGCGCTACCTCCCCACCCAGTTCTAAATTGAGACGGCAACGTAAACGTGGTAAAGCCTCCCTTTACTTCGTCGTAATGAGTGATAAAATCATCCGCTGCCGTGTCCGCAATATTTGTATACTCCAGCCGCAGTGTCATGCCAGTGCGCTTATCCCCGTAAAGAATACGGACCTCTTTACCTGACTGTGACGTGAAGGTTTTGTATGTATAGTCGCCAGCGTCAAAGGTTCGGCCAGTTGGCTCGTGGCTCGGAAACGCCATTACTCGTCACCTCCTCCTATAAATTCCACATTACCGCTGAAACCCAGTGCATCGATGGCTAGCAAACTTCGTCCGCTTGAGTCTACCGGGTAATTACTTGCTTTAATTGTGACGATACCGTCTTGGTCAACGTCGAGAGCCTCGATCTGATAAATCTGCGAGCTT